CGCGGGTCAAAGTAATAAAACTCTGTGCTGGCACAGTTAAAAACTACATAGGGCAGATTCAAGGCTTTAGAGGCATTGATGTCCGCAAAACTCATGCCTGCGTAATCCGCGTGGCTATGCCATGAAGCAACCGCATCGTCTAAGTACAAAGCCGTTTCTTCTGCACTAATGACGAACGTGTCAGGCGCTGTTGCAGTGTTGGTGCATTCCACAACCGTTCCATTCGCAAGCACAAAACCACAAGCCTCAACAGGATGAGCGGCTTCTGCATAAGCACGAATGCTTGCTTGCTGTTCGCCCGTAATCGGATTGTTGTACTGAGAAAGCATCGTTTAGCCCATTGCGTCCGTAAGACCAGGAAAGCCGCCGAAAGGCAGCCTTGACGTACTGCCAAACCGTAGCTGGCAACTGGTCAAACGCTTGCCGCAAACATCATTGCTAAGACTGGCAACACTTTGATCATTAGCGTTGAAATAATTGCTTCCACTGTAATGACAACCAATATCACTTCTATATCTCCATTGACATTGCTCACGCAATAACCTGCGACCAGGCAATGAACGTCCTTCAAGATCAAACGGAATTGTTAGCTGAAAAGATACTGCTAACTTAGTTTCGCTGCTTTTTTGTTCAACGACCCATTCGTCTGGTCCCCAGTAAGCGTTTGGATCAGCAGCTTCAGCACCGTCAAGGTAAGTCGTTAAAGTGCGAATCCTTTGGACCGTTGCGCCAACAAGATCTTCATAAGTATTTGTCAACGCAGTAATGCCAAGACCTACGTTTGCAAATGTCAAGCTTGGACGCGCCAACTGCCCTTTGGTGTTTAGTTCAAAGCCTGATGCCTCTAGAGGCAACGCTGTATAAGTGTTTGTTTGGTAGATAACATCAGTGCCATTAACTTGTGACCAATTTGCAAATCTATAGACTGCTTGGTCTGACGAACCAGATGGCAAAATTGCTGTAATGTCGAGCGTAAACAGATCAATAATCTGCGGCAGCTGTGGCTTGAAAACTTCAGCGTTAGGAGGCGCTTGCGTCATACATAAACCCTCGTCAAGCTAAATTTTAAGGTTGAATGCACAGCTCCAACAGGCGTAATAGTCCAGCCATTATTGATCAAAAAAGATCTTGACGCCAAAGTCAATACAATCGGAACAACGGTACTGTTGGCAATGGTCACAGAAGTCAGCAAACCCGTCACCATGTTAGCCGTGTAATCAGTTGGCCTTGTGTACCCGGTAAGAGTCAAAGACCCAATGTTTGTATACCCTAAACGCAATTGGCCAGCTTCAAACGGTCTAGAAAAAGTTTTTGTATCGAATGGAGAAGTCCACGGGATTGCTTGTCCACGTTGAGCTAAAAAATAACTTTCTAAAGAAAAGATCTCTTCGTTAGTTAATGCAATTGTAGTGCAATCCCAGCTCTCTCCTTCTGAATTCAAACCATCCGTAAGGATTTGAGAATAGCCATCCCCAAACTGCGCTCTTTGAACTCTTTGAGTGCGACGTGATGTTGTTACCAAGTCGAGCTTGATGTCGTTAAATGCCATGTAAGTCATCAGAGCATCCCTCCGCTGCGGCGCTCATTAGCCAAGGTTGACAACACAATACCTTTGACCTGGCCAGCCAGCTGCTTTTGTGCTGCAGGAGTTAAATCATCCCCTGTGTTCTCAACAGTAATATTGATAGCACCCACCTGAACGCCGGAACCAGTTCCCCTCATTGTAACTGGGATGCTACGCCCGTCAGGAAGCGGCACATAAGCTTCAGGCGTTGAACCCTCCCCAAACATTGCAAGCTGCGGGCTGTTAGCAACTCCACCGCGTGCATAGCGCTTGAGGTCCATTGAACCGCTTTGACCCATGATGCCGCCTTTTGCGAATGGATTGATGCTTGCCGCATTTAAGAATCCGCTTGCGCCTGAAACGCTGTCACCTGAAAGTGACCCAAATCCACTTAAATTAAAGCCTGAACCCGTTGACCCCAACCCAGGCAACAACCCAACCGCCTGATTCAAGACATACATCGTGATCATTTTTTGAATGATCTGCATTGCCATATCAAGGAAGTAATTACTAATGTTCTCGAAGAATCCAGCCAGAGCTTCCTGGGTAGTAGCACTGCCATCAATAACACTCTTGAACGAGTCAGAGAATGCAGTGCCAATAGTTGTTGCAGCGTTAATAATTTGATTCACTGGATTGGTTAATTCTTCGAGCTCCTTCTTTATCTCTTGGATGCTTTCTTTTAGCTTGTTAGGATTCAAAATACTATCGACGCCAGCAGGAAAGGCTTGTTCATCAAGCGCACCATCCGCAAAGATCTTTCCTCCAGTATCAAGAGCTTCGCCAGTGAAGCCATAACCTTTGAGCTTTTCACCGAACCTTTTGTCTGCAAGCTGTTGCAAAGCAGCAGCACGCTCGGCATCAGCCAAATCAACATACGCCATCCTCAACTTATTCAGTTCCTCTCTGACTTCGGGCACTGCGTCCTTAATAGTATCCTCGTATTTAATTAATTGATTATTCAAATTTTCTGTAACATCAATCGCCTTTTGAATACTTTGCTTATACTTAATTGCTATCTCTTCTTCTGCGGTCGCTCCAACTGCTTCAGCTGAAAGTTTCAAGTTAGCATTCATGCTCTTCAACTTAGCCATCATTTTGTCTATACCTAGAAGTGCTCTCCCCACCCTGATTGCAGCTGCTTCCGCTGATCCCTTGCTCTTGTCACCACCGCTAGAATCGTTTTCGGTTTCCTCCAATATTGGCAATGCATTGCTTGGTTTTGCAAAAGTATATTTTCTAGCATCGCTCAAACTTTTCACTAAAGCGTTGACTCGATCTCCAAATGACCCAGCAAAAGCGTCTCCAGTTATTACTCCTAGCTTCTCAAAATATTTCTTATTGATTTTGCCACTTTGCTCTATGGAAAGATAGTTTCTTTCCCCGTCCTCCGCTACAACTTCTGCTTCCGCTTCTCGCATTACCGCAAGAAGATCTGTCCCTTTAGCTCTTGCGTCTCTTTCCGCCCTTGCTTTCCTCAAAAGGTTAGCTGTTTTTTGGACAAAAAATACAAGAAGCCTCCCAATGTCGCTGAACAAGTCCCCAAAGATAAATCTAATAGTTTGACCTAAAGCTTTAAAAATTTCAAAAGTAGCTTTAGCCACTCCCGTAATAATTTCAATAAAATCTTGGCCAAAGGCTATGCCTATTGCAATATATTTTTTAAATTGCGTTTCGTTATCAGTAACAAATTGGACAATCTTTGTGAACGTATCTTGGAGTCCTGCCCCAATGTTGAGGAACAATGACCCGTAAGACTCTTTCATTTTGTCTAATGCAATCTCAAGGCGGACCCCAGCTTTCTCTGGGCCAGTCGCCAACGCTGCTGCAACTTCTGCGTAGTCTTCACCCTGCTGCTCGGTAAACCTGACAAACTTTGCGATAGTAACTTCGCCAGCCTTGAATTGCCTAGCAAGCTCGCTAAGGCTGATCTTGTTTGCAGCAGCAAACTTTGCCACGGCCCCTGGAATTCGTTCACCGATCTGCCCAGAAATCTCTTCAGCACTAGCCTTACCCTTGCTCAGTACCTGAGTTGTTGCAAGAAACAACCCCTGCAAATCCTCTTGAGATTTACCTGCAGCAACGCCAGAAACGGTGATGCCTTCGTAAATCGCTTGAGTCTGCTCAAGGGAAAGATTATTGGCTTTGGCGGCAGCTGTAACGCCCGTGTAGCCCTTAATGACATCCTTGATCCTGATTGCATACTTGTCACTGAGTTCGCCTGCAAATTCAATATTTTTGTTGTAGTCTTCCTGATCTTTTGAAACTCCAGCTAAAGCGGCTTTCGCCAAATTTAATTCGGCAACATACTCACCAATGCCGCCAGCCCCTTTTCTGATTCCGCTTACTTGCGCACCAATAAATCCACCAGCGATTGCACCGCCAGGGCCAAACGCAGAGCCCACGGTTGCGCCGATAGCACCTTCAGGCCCGCCAAATACTGCAGAGCCTGCAATTGCAGCAGCACTCTTTCCCGCACTCGCAAAACGTCCACCGCCACCTTGCCCACCAACGTTGCGCTTTTCCACCCTTGCTAGTTGCGCGTCAAGCCTTGCCGCCTCTGCTGTTGCTTCTTAAAATCTTTAGTCGCAACGTCTAATTGAGAAGCAATATCACGCCATGCATTTCT